ATGAGAACCGAGATCCTCGCGCCTGCGACGTGGCAGCCCGAGCTCGATCGATTTCGCGGCTACCAGGTCGCCACCGGTCGGCCCGTCTCGTCCATCAAGTTGCGCGACTACCACCTGCGGCGTTTTGCGCGTGCGACTGCCCTACCGCCCTACGACGTCACCCGGGATGACATGCTCGCCCACCTCGAGCACAACTCCCACTGGCGACAGAACACCCGCCGCGCCGCCCGATCCTCTATCGCTGCGTTCTACCGATGGGCTGCCGAAGCAGGCCTCACCGAGCGGAACCTCGCCGAGCACTTCCCCGGCGTATCGTTTTCCCCCGGCAAGCCGCGACCTGCTTCCGATGCGGCGCTCGAGGAAGCCCTCGCGCGCGCAGACGAGCGGGTCCGGCTCATGGTCCAGCTCGCCGCATACGTGGGGCTCCGCTGCTGCGAGGTGTGCCAGGTCTCTACACACGACGTCGTCTCGACCGCCGGCGGGTGGTTGCTGCGCGTGCTCGGCAAGGGTGGAAGGAGCCGCTATGTCCCCATCACTGACGAGCTGGCCAATGAGGTGCTGCGGGCCGGGCCCGGATTCATCTTCAGTGGGCAGATCGACGGCCACCTCTCGGCGGGATACGTGTCCAAACTCATCTCCGCGGTTCTCCCGGTTGGCGAGACCGCACACAAGCTTCGCCACCGATTCGCAACGCGCGCCTACCGCGGGTCGCACGATCTCCGGGCCGTGCAAGAGCTACTCGGACACGCGAGCGTCGCTACGACGCAGATCTACACCGCGATCGACGACGACGACCTGCGACGAGCTGCCGCCGCGGCGGCCTAGCCCTCGAGGCGCTCAATGCAAGCGAGGAGGGCGTCGAGGTCTCGCCCGAACGGATCAGCTAGACCTTCCTTGCAGATCGCCACACGCCGTTCGTGCTCTGCTTGGCGGCGATCACGATCCATCCGGACAAGCACAATCACCAGCAGAACGATGGCGACCACGACTAGAGCTCCCAGGGCGGAGCCAAGGCCGATGAATCCTCGACGGCTCATGGTCATAATGCTAGGGGCTCCCGGAGTACCCTGGCCGCCATGGACATCGTCTCGATCATGCTTCTGCTCCTCGGCTGGGCTGTGAGCCTGGTCGTGCTCTACTTCGTCATCCGGTTCGCCGTCCTGCACGCGATCAGAGATTCCCGGCGGCCCGCACCCACGACCGTCGCACAGCCGCCGGCGGGCCGAGCCTGGTTCGACCAGGACTAGGGCTTGGGTTTGTTGGTGGTGGCGTAGACGCCTCCGTAGACGCCGCCGAGGGCGGTGAGGGTGGCGATGGCGACGTAGATGCCTTCTTGGGCGCTCACGGCGGCGTCGTCGAGGGCGATCGCGAGGCTGCTCAGTCCGGCGATGGCTGCGCCGATGGTGGCGCCGACGATCGCCTTGGCAGCGGTGGTCTTGCCGGTGGTGGGAGCCGTGTGGGTCATGGTCTCTTCCTTCTAGGTGGGGCGGGCATGGTCTGTTCGATGGCGAGGTGTTCCTCGATGCGTCGCACACCGCGCTCGACGCCGCCGAGGCGTCGCTCGAGCTTCCCGATGCGGCCGGCGTTCTCGCTGTGCTTCTCGTCGAGGTCGTCGCGGAGGTTGGATTCGTGGGAGTTGGTGGTCTGCTCGGCGGCGGTACGCGCGTGCTCGGCTGCCGTACCCGCGCGCTTGCGGGTGGAGAGCAGCACGGGAAGCACGGCGGCGAGCACGAGGCTCGCGCCGCCGATCGACGCGCCGAGGAGTTCGATCACGATGGCTGGGTGTGGGCGGTCTTGATGAGGTCGAAGGCGCGATCGTTGGTGCCGCAGTCCTTGACCGGGTAGGGGCCGATGCCCGAGGCGGCGAGATCTATGATCTGCCGATCCTCCTCGGGGGTGAGGTGGTGGGCGTTTGTGGCGTTGATGAGCCACTTGCCGCGGCCTGTGGACATGAGAATGAAGGGCATTTCTTCCTCTTCCTCTGGGGTGGTGATCGGGGTCGTGCCGGTGCTTGCCCATGCGGGCGGGCGGATGAGGACGTGCCAGGGCTCGCCGCGGATGGTGTCGAACACGAACCCGTACTCGGGGTGCTTGCGCATCCAGGTGAGCCCCCGGTCGACGTCGACGACGGTGCCGTAGCCGTGGGTGGATGCGCCGCGGGATGCAATCGGGGCGGGACCGGTCGGGTGCGCGATGAGCCAGTCCTGCATGTCGAGATCGCGGTAACCGGCGATCCCTGGGCAGATGGTCGACGGGGTTGCTCGTAGCTCGACCTCGTCGCGGGCGGCGGCGGCTTTCGCGGCCGCCCATGCACGTGCGGGTGCGACGGCGAGACGGGTGTGCTCGTCGATGTAGGCGAGCTCGTCGTCTCGGAGTTGACCGTTGGCGCTCATGCGGGGCTCCGCATGAATCGTCCCGCGGCGACATCTCCGTTGGCCCATGTCCACGGGGCGGTCGCGGTGATGGTGGCGGTCGCGGTCGGTGCTCCGGAGGATGCGCCTGTGGTGTGGGTGAGGATCTGGACGGAGTTGTTGAGGGTGCCGTTGGCGCGGATGATCGACCGAGCGGTTGCTGTGCCCGAGTCGAGCAGCCAGCCCTGCCCGTATTCCTCGTTCGGCTCTGGCAGTTCGAGGAGTGGGACGGTGAACACGAACGCGGTGAAGGTCGGGCTCGAACCGAACTTGAACTTGAACTTGATCTCCATGTCGCCGTTGACGTACCGGTACTTCACGCTGCTGCTGCCTCCGGTGCCGACCGTGAAGGAGAGCACGGAGGAGAAGGTGAACCACCCGGACTCCCATTCCTTCCACGCGGTGCCGTCGTAACGCATGAGGATGCCGGTGTCCTGCCGGAGCGCCTTGTCGCCGAGTTGCATCCCCGTGTGCGCATTCTGGGCGGTCGAGTTGGCGAACTGCATCGGTCGGCCGAAGAGCCGCGACACGGCGGTGAGGGCGAGGNTCAGGTAGTCGCTGAACTTGGTGCCGATGGGCGTGGATTCGGCGTATCGGCCAAGGCCGTTGCCGTCCGGGCTGCTGAGGCTCATAGCTCCTCCAGATTGTCGGCGGTGATGGTCATCTCGGCGTCATCGATCTGCCATGTGATGGCGGCGATCGTCCCTGTTTGATCGGGCACGTCCGGCATCCCCTCGAGTACGAGGGTCATGCCGGGCCGGGCGGCGAAGTTGTTCACGGCCGAGACGGGGACGACGCGGCCTCGCCGCAGCAACCGCTCGAGCACGGGGACGGCGATCTGCGGGCCGAGGGTGTCGAGGTTGGAGGCGATGAACGGTGACGGGGCGTCGATCTTCCAGCGCAGGATCTTCGTGGCCGGATCGGACGTCGACTGGTAGTAGAACAGGCGCGGGCGGGCGGCAGAGATCGGCGATTCGTCGAACTCGATCGCGACAGCATCGGCCCACAGGTCATCGTCGATGTTGACTTCGGGAGCGCCGTCCATGATCTTCGGCGCGTCGAGCACGATCGTGTCGAGGGTCGGTTCATCGACAGGGGTGAGTTGCAGCCGCCCCCATTCGTCGCCCCAGAGTCGCAGGTTGCCGATGAGCAGATAGGGCTGGAGAAGCGTGTAGAGGGTGGCCTTATCGGCGACCGGAGCGAAGGTGGCATCGGGGGTGTCGGTGAGCTGACCGGGCGGGATAGCAACATCACCGGGGCCAGCCGACAGCGGGAGGACCGGGGTGCCGAGGAAGAGGAGCTGCCAGTGCGCCAGCGCCACCTTATAGAGGCCGCGGGCCGTGGCTGCGGTGAACCCGAGCACATTGAAGTCCCCGAGGTTCGGAAGCGGGTAATCCCGCAGCATTGACTCGATGCCCTCGACGGTGAGGGTGTGCGTCCCGTCGAAGTTGTCTCTCCACCGCCGCACGAGAACGGTCACCTGCATCGCTGTGGCGGGGATCTCATCCCCGTACCAGCCCCGCTCGTAGGCGGAAATGGCGGAGGTGAGCTGACCCGCCCACAGCGCGGTCAGGTCTGAGGTGAGCTGACCCGCCCACAGCGCGGTCAGGTCTGAGGTGAGCTGCACACCCGACCCGAACCGCTGGGTGAGGACGACATCGAGCATCGGCCGGGTGCGGGGATCCAGCACGGTGGGATCTACCGGCGCCTCCACGGTGAACCGTCCCTGGATGTACGGTGTCCACCGGCGATCCATCGTGAGGAAGTCGCCCTCGCCTAGCACGTGCGTTAGCGGCTCACCATCGACGGACAGCTGGATGTCCTGCTGGTCGACCACCGCCATCACGACACCTCCACGAACGGGATCGACACGACCCACGCCGCACGAGTCGCATCGAGTGCTATCGACACGTCGCCGCCGGACATCACGAAGGCCATATCCACGCTGGCCGGGAGTGAGGTCGCGAGATTGAGCACGGACGCGGAACGCGCCATGGCGTGTAGCGACAGCGCATCATCCTCGGCGGCCATCACGCACGACAGCACGCCTGACCGCGGCCCAGCCGGACGGAGCGTCACCGACTCTTCGCCACTGAGTGAGGTCCGCACCAGCGTGCGTGCGGGCGCGGACCCTTCGAACCCGTCGAGGATCGGAACGGTGATTGTGGTGACGCCGTCAGTGATCGTGCTCACGGGACCTTGCTCCCGTTCCGGGTCTCGAAGATCGTCTCGATGCCCACCTTCCGCGGGATGCGCAGGAAGTCGCCGATCTTCTTCTCCGCGGCGGAGGTGTCGACGTCCACGACGATCTGGGTCGGTGTGCCGGCGAGGGCGCGGCCGAGGGCCTCCCACCGCTTTTGGTCAGCTGAGGCAGCTTTGTCGGTGGCCTCGCGGTAGAGGTTGACCTTGTCGACGGACTTCTGAATCTCGCTGTTCACATCGGTGTAGGTGCCGAGAGCCCGATCCCACTGAAGGTTGACCTCATCGGCTTTCGTCTTCATGACGTCGTAGGCCTGACCCGATGAGTAGGCGGCGGCGACCTCTTCCTCACGGAGCTTGCGACCTTGTTCGATGACGATGTTGATGGCCGCTTGGTCGCCAGCCTGCGCGCGAAGGATGGTCTGCATGTCGAGGCCGAACTTTTTGGAGTCCTCGCGCGCCTTTGCGAGCTTGCCGTCGTCGTCGATGATGTCGGCGAGAGCCTTCGTGACGAAGTCCTCCGAGAGGAACGCCTGCCCCGACTCGATCATGTCCTGATACATGTCGGAGACGCGCTGCTTTGCCTCCTCCGTGGTTTCGGCCCATGACTGCAACCATGCGCCGGCGATCGCGCCGATGATCGCGATGGGGATGCCGACACCCGGGGTGAGGGAGGAAGCGAGCCCACCCGTGAGGCCCTGCACGCCGTCCGCCATCGACTGCATATCGCCGTCGAAGCTGGATGCGACTTCGGAAAAGTTCTGGATTGCTTCGTCCTTGAAGCCCTGCACATTCTCGGTCGCGGTGCCGTGGAAGTCGTCGGCGGAGCGCTCGGCGGAGCGGTAGCTGTCGCGGAAGTCGCGTTCGATGTCGTCAGCGGTGCGGTCGACCTCGCGGCCGAGTTGCTTGGTGGCCTTCTGCGCTTCGACGAGCTCGCGCTCGAGCTGGTCGGGTCCCTTGCTCTTGCCGAGGTCGTCGAGCTTGTCGGATGCGTCCTCGAGGGGCTTGATGATGCCGCCCTCGACGCCCTGTTTGAATGCCTTGGTCTCGGAAGAGATGCCGATCTCGATGGGGGGCTTGGCCATCAGGCGACCCTTTCCACGGTCTCGTGGATGGTGCGGATGGCGGTCTGCACCCAGAGGGACGCGAACCGGGGGATGCTGTCCCCGGCGGCAGGGTAGGCGACGTACCCGCCGCGTCGGGGCAGGCGGTAGCGGGTGCCGAGGCGACGCTTGTAGGTGGTGCCCTTGCGGGNGGTGACGGTCACGATGCGGTTCGGGTTGGCGCCGAATTCGATCGGTTTCGCGACGACGCTGATCGGGGTGCCGGAGGACAGTTTCCCGACAGCTCCGGCGCGCAGGAACACGTTCTGCGTGGTGACACCGACCTGCGCGGAGTCCGCGAGACGGACCTGCATCCGGTTGGTCGCGTGGCCGCGCATCGACTCGAGCCAGATCGGAGACGCGGCTTGCTTGGTCGCTGCGCCGATCTGCCGCTTCACCTCCGTGTCCAGCTCGCGCATGGCGAATGCGAGGTCACGGAGCGGGGAGTCGACGAGCAGCGAGATACGCCCACTGCCCGCCATGGTCTACGCCTCCGCGGCCCAGGTGGGGCCGGTCTTGACCGGCAGGGTGACCGAGCCGGTGGCGACCTGGTTGCCGGTGCCGCCGATGTCGCCGGAGGAGCAGGTCACCGTCGCGGTGAACGTGCCGCCGGGAACCTCGAGCGTCACGGTCGCCTCGTCGCCGTTGTGCTGGAGGAGGAAGTGGGCGAGCGAGTTGGCGGTCTCCCAATCCTGCGCGTAGTTGAGGACGAGGTCGTACCCGGACTGGCCGGCGAACTTGGTGATCTTGCCGGTGATGTCGACGAACTCGCTGGACGCGCCTGCGGTGGCCTGGAAGCGGGCCTCGGCGGTCGCGGGGGTGAACTCGTCGGAGCCGACCGAGAAGCCGACGAGCGCGTTGAACGGGACGAGAGGCACGGTGGCCATGGGTTACTCCTCGGGGTCGTCCGGAGCGGGGTCCGGGTCGGTGGGCGGGGTGGGGGTGGTGTTCGCGAGGACGGACACGGTGAGGGTCCACGCGAGGTAGGTGTCCTTGATGACCCTCTTCTCGGCGCGGGACCATGCGAGCTGAGGGTGCGCGTCGATCGCGAGCACGAGATCCACGACGGCGGGGTCCACCCACTCCTCCCCCTTGGCCGGGTCGGTGAGCTCGGTGGTGAGGGTCAGCTCGAACGAGCAGCGGACGTGCCCGAGCGGGGCCTCGGGGAGAGGCTCGATTGCGCTGTACTCGAGGAACAGGGTGGGCTTGGCGAGGGTCGTGGGCGTGTAGAGGCCGGGCTTGATGTCCCAGCCGGACGGGAGCAGCGGGAGCAGCCAGCCGCGCACCGCGGCGCGGACGGAGTCCAGGTGCGGCTCAGACGACACTGGGCACCCCCTTGGGGCGGATGATGAGTTGCAGCGGCTTCGCGAGCGTCGCGGGCGGCGAGGAGAACGCGAAGCCATCCGGGCCGTAGTCGCCGCCGTCGCCGTTGCTGCTCATCGAGTCCCAGATGACCATCGCCTGCCGGAGCTGCACGTACACGAGCCGCGGGGGAACGTCGGTGACCTCCTCGCCGTCCTCGTCGAGCAGTTTGTAGTCGGCGAGGACAGCGTCATCGGGGAGACCCTGGGCGTAGGCGATGACCTGGGTGCGCGCCGTGTCGAGGAGGAACCCGAGCGTCTCGGGCCGCTCCTCGGGCGCGTCCGGCCACTCGACGAGGAGCCTCGCGAGCGCCTCCTCGTCGGTGGTCGTGAACCAGGTGGTCATCGCCTACGCCCTCGGGGTCACGCGAGGCGGAGCAGGGTCGCGGTGCCGTCCCCGACGGTCTCGCCGGCGGCGGGCTCGGTCGGGGCGGACCCGGCGGTGGTGCCGGCGACGACGACGCGGTAGGTGTTGCTGCCGCGCTTGAGGAGGTCGCCGCGGTCGTAGGCGGTGGAGTTGGCACGGTTCGGGGCGGTGCCGATGATGACCACGGCCTCGTCGCGGACGGGGAACGTCTGGAGGTAGCCGTGCACGGCGCGGTCGATGCCGCCCTTGGCGAGCTCGAGGGCGTTGACGATGAGCGGACCGCCGGCGAGCTCGTCGAACTCGACGGCGCGCTTGGCGCCGACGATGACCGAGGGGCTGCCGGTGATGCCGGTGTCGCCCTGCACGACCTGGATGTCGCCGTCGACCGTGCCGGAGGAGTTGGTCGAGATCGCGATCTTCACGAACGCGGGCAGGTGCTGCTCGCCGCCGGCAGCGTAGACGAGCTGCGCGTAGGCCTCGTCGTTGGCGATCGCGAAGGTGGGGACGTCGCGGCGGCCGTCGGCCTTGCGGGCCTTGACGGCGAGGATGCCCTGGATGAGCTGCCCGAGGGCGGCGGGGTAGTCGGTCGGGTAGGTGCCCGCGGCGATGGGGATGCCGGCGGCGGACTGCAGGTCGAACAGGGCCCACATGTCCGACCAGTACAGGTGGTCCTCGAGCACGAGCTTGAGGAACGCCTCGACGACCTCGGCGCCGCCGGGGAGGTCGTAGAACTCGCGGGCGATGTCGTGGCCGACCGCGAAGCGCCGCAGGGCCGAGACCGCGGTCTGCGTGAACCCGTTGTACGAGTTGATCTCGGTCTTGTTGCCGGCCCAGTCGCCGCCGTTGGGGATGCCGGCGGGCGAGGGGATCGGGGAGCCGGTGGTGCCGCGCTTGACCTTGAAGCCCTTCTTGCCGGCGGCGGAGATGTCGGTGCCGAGGTTGCCGAGGTTGATGTACTCGCGCTCGTAGGGGATGCCGTCGTACATCTGGCCGACCCAGTTGGGGCGCAGGACGTCGGTGGTCGGGAGGGCGTTCGCGCCGCTGATCTTGATGTCGGTGAGCGCGGCGAGGACCTGGGTGTTCTCCTGGTCGCCGGGGTCGGCCTTCACGGCGGCGATCGACGCGAACACCTGCCGCAGGTCGACGGGGCGGGGGGTCGTGGTCGCGGGCGTCTGGGGGGCGGAGGCGAGCACGGTCTGGGGGATGGCCGGCGTCTGAACCCCGGCGGCGGATGCGGTCACTTCGGTCTCACTTTCGTTGGGGGTCTCCTCGTCCGGGGCGGACTCGGGGGTCTCGGTCACCTTCTCGATGGTGGTCGTGGAGGTGTTCTCCTCGATGCGGCGCCACTTGACGCCGTCGGTGTCGGTGAACTCGGTCACGTACTGCGAGGAGCTGGATGCCTCGGGTGAGGTGTAGGGGTCGGAGGCGGGCACCTCCTCGTCGGGGGTGTCGGCGGCGAGGACCTGCGCGGACGGGAACGCGCCGGCTTCGACGAGGGCGGCGCCCCAGAGCTTGGCGTGCCCGGCGACGAGCTTGCCCGCCTTGATGAACGCGGGCCCGAACTCGGCGGACAGCTTGCGGCGGGTGCCGTTGAGGGCGGCGGCGAGGGCCTGGTCACCCTCGGGGGTCTTGGCGATCTGGAAGGTGGCGAAGATGCCGCCCTTGCGCTGCTCGAGCTTCACCGCGCGGCCGACGGGGTGCGAGCGCTCGTGGCCGATGTTCAGGCCCACGACGGCGGGGTCGGCAGGGATCGCGACGGCGGACGCCTGCACCTGGAAGCGGCCGACGTTGGTGCGGCCCTCCTCGTTGAACGGGAGCAGGAGCCCGGAGATGGTGCGCGCTTCGAGGTTGGCGAGCACGTCGCCCGCCTCGAACTGGATGAGGTTGTCGGTCATGGGTCAGTCCTCCACGGTGGTGAGGGTCGGGGTGGGTACTTGCATGAGGTCGGCGAGCTCGGGTCGGATCGACTGACCGGGAGGGCAGACGTCGTCCTCGGAGAGCCGGGCGGCGATGGCGTTGACGAACAGGGCGGTACCGAAGTCGTAGAGCTCGTTGCGTTTGGTGGTCTCGTTGCTGTAGCTGATCTCGCCCGCGGAGCCGTTCTTGGCGCCCTCGATGAGGGATGCGGGGACGAGGGCGATGTTGGCGATGTCGAGGCGGACGGCGTTGCGGCCGGATTCGAACAGGTCGGCGGCGGCGATGCCGTGCTGCTTGACCTCGATGTTGTGGGGGGTGACGGAGGTGGCGTAGGCGCGGCGGCCTTCCTCGTAGTCGCGCGCCATCTTGAGCTTGTCCTTGCGGGAGAGCTGGATCTCCTCGGTGAGGTGCAGCTCGGTCTGCGCGACGGGGTTCTCGGCCCGCTTCTGCCAGGCCTGCTCGAGCCAGCGAGCGGAGCGGATGGTGTCGATCCCGTCGGTGAGGACGCCGTTGATGCCGAGATCGATGGGGATGAACCGGTCACGGTAGCGGGGCTCGACGACCTTCTCGTCGACCTGGATGTCGCCGTTCTCGTCGACGGACCAGAATCCCTGCGGGACGTGGATCGCGTCGGCTGGGTACCCGTCCGGGCCGAGCTCAGCGGCCAGCAGCGCCCACCGCCACCAGAACATGTCGGAGGTGATGCCCATCCACCGCAGATACGGCGACCGGCCCGACTGCGACGTCGACAGCCACGACGGTTGCTCGGCCAGACGGGTCGCCTTGTCGTACTGCGCGAACGGGATCGACGCGACCAGACCGCAGTGCGCCGCGTGCGCACGCCTCAGCCCCGGCACCCGGGATGCGATGTCCTCCGTCACGATCTGCGGATCGAGATCCCCGAACAGCTCCTTCACGGTGAGCTGCACCAGATCCGACCCGCTCGCATACGGGGACGCCGGAGCAGTCGGAGCAGGACGCCCCAGCAACCAATTCCAGAATCCCACGGTTGTAGTTTGGCAGATCATCACACATTGTGCGATCACGACACACTATGCGGCGAAGGTGATGGCGGGTTTGCCGGTGGTGCGGGGTTGGCCTTGGTCGTAGGCGAGGAGGGCGAGGGCTGCGGCTTCGAGGGGGGTGATGTCCATGTCGAAGTCGCGGCCGCGGCCGAAGGCCCACCCGTTGACGCCGATGGAGCGCTTGAGGACCCGGCGGGCGGCGAGGTCGAGCTCGGGTTGGCGGTAGTGGGTGAGGTTGCCGCGGTGAATCTCATCGACGAGGAGCGCGGCTCCCTGCTTCACGTCGGTGACGTCGCGGGGGTCCATGCGGGGCCGGGGCCGGGCGCGGGTGAGGTCCTCGACGATGTTGAGGGCGACCTGCGATTTCCCGTCGTAGGTGAGGCGGCGCTGGTACTTGCGGGCGAGGCGGGCGGTTTCGGCGGCCATCCACTTCACGTTGGTCTTGTGCTCGAGCATGAGCACGTGCGCGCGGCCCTTCTTGTCGCGCCAGGCGGCGACGATCGACCCGCACAGCTGGTCGGGGTGCGGGGCGAAGGCGAGGGCGAAGTTCGGCGGCGGGGTCGGGAGGTCGCCGCCGGTGCCGCCATCTGCCCATTTGGTGGGGTCGATGAGGCCGACGCTCTCGCCGATGTTGCCGAAGATTGACAGGTACTCGCGCGCGAACTTCTCCACGTCGGTCGAGAGATCGTAGTTGCCGTGGATGGTCTCGATGGTGGTGAGGGTGTCGACGCCTGGATGGGTGAGCTCGACGAGCTCGCGCACCCGGGCGTAGGGGTGCTCCTCGGTGGGTTCCCACGCCTCGAGCTGCTCGTCGGTGATTCCGTCAGGCGCGGCGTACTCCACGATGCCGCCGGACCCGTTGCGGCCTTGCTCGAGCGCGTCCCAGAGCATGTTGCCGGCCTTGAACCGGCCCGCGGTGCCGATGATGACGAGCTGCCCATCGGGGCGGGTGTCGAAGGTCGGCAGCGCGGCGGCCATGATCTCGGACACGAACCCCGGGTCGCGGGGCTCGCCGGCCTCGTCGAGGACCAGCATGTCGAACGCCTCGCCGCGGATGTCGTCGATCGTGGAGAGCCAGTTGACGACCCCGCCGCCGGTGCGCGCGAACGACATGCCCTCCATGCCCGCGATCCGCACCACGGTGAAGGGACGGCTGCGCTTGTCCGGGTAGAGGCGCTCGAGGTGCGGCGCCACGTCCTTGAGGAACCGTGACCGGCCGGCCTTCCCGGAGCGGGTGTCGAAGATCCCGACCCGGTAGTCCTCACGATGCACCGCGCGCCCGATACCTGTCATGTAGACCGAGGTGGACTTGGTGCCGCGGCGCGGGATGATGACCGCGTTGTGCTTGTGGCCGGCGGCGAGCATATCCGCGATGACGAGCTGCTGAGGTTGCAGGCGCCGGTCCCCTTGGCGCGTTGCACCGTCGAGGCGGAGCAGCCTTGCGCCCTCGAGGAACTCGCGCCGATCCCGATCGCTCGTGACGAGCTCCGAGACGTGCTTGGGAGTGAGCGCACGAGAGCGCAGATCGAGCCAAGCGGCCTCCTCGAGCAGAGGGTTGCCGGTCAGGTCCGGCGGGAAGTCTGCCGCGATTTTCCGGCCCGAGTTATTTTTTATTTCGGGGGGAGAAGCCGCTTTGAGAGCCGTAGGCGGGGGTGGCGGCGTCGCTGAAAAAAAGCCCGCCTCCGCCTCGACCTCCTCGTCGAGCAGGGACAGCGGCTGGTGCTGCTGCGTGGTGTAGCTCAGCTTCGGTCGACCCATCGCCGTCACCAACTCGGCAGACGGCGAGCCCTGCGGCTACCGCGGTTCGTGATGGCCGCACCCTCACGGCCACCATCGCTACGGTTGCAGCGACGGTGTGCCGCGCCGAGGTTCGAGAGGTCGTGGGTGCCGCCGTGCCTCGGTGCCACGATGTGCCCCACGTCCCAGCGCTGCCCCTCGTGCACGGGGCGTCCGCAGTTGACGCACCGCACGTACTCGCCGTGCTCGATCTGCGGGGTGAGGATGCGACGCACCTGTCGTGAGTTCTTCACGTAGACCGGATCGCGGTGCCACTCGCTCATCGCGGCACCGCCTCGAGGATCGTGAGCCCGGTCCTGGGGTCCTCGACTCGACCGTCGGCATAGACGCCGCACCCGTGGATGCAGATCCCGCCCACGAACTCGTGCGCCTTGAACGGCGGGGCGCACCTTGACCGGAGGGCCTCGTGCTCGCGCGCGGCTGGGTCTAGAGATTCTTCTTGAGTGTTAAGTAGATGGTTCTTTAGTTCCTCTGTGGAACTGTCCGTGTCTCCCCTCGTGTCTCCCCTCACGGGGTTGTGGATAACCGTGTCTCCCCTGGTCTCAACTTCCTCCATGCCGTCATCGAGGGGCTGCATTCCGTGGTCACCGGGGCGGCGCATGACAATGTCGTAGACGGTCGGCCGGTACCCGGCGCGGATGTGCGTGACGAACTTCTGATCCCCCTTACGGATCAGGTGTGCCTGCTCGAGCTCCCGCAATGCCCGCTGGATGGAACGCTGATCGACACCGAGCTCGTTCGCCAGCTCGAACTTCGACCGCCACGCACGCCGCCCCTCCGGGTCCGCGACGTTCGCCAGCTTCAACAGCACCCGGAACGCGAGAGGCTTGACCAGGTCGTAGGGCAGCTGGTCAACGACCTCCGTCGCCTGCCAGCTCACGACGCCCACCTCTTGTGCACGGCCTGCTTGCTCACGCCCAGCCCACGGCCGATCTGAGCCAGCGACGACCCCGAGGCACGCTGACCACGCACACCAGCCTCGATCGCGCTCTCCAACACGTCACGCAACGCAACGAGCTGCGCGAGCTCATCCTCGTCCGCCTCCGCAACGCGTCGTCCCGCGGCAGCCAGCATCCGGGCAAGCATCCGCAGGTACTCACTCGTCTCAACTTTCATGGTCAACCCCCGGTTGACGGTGAATCGGCGGGGACGCACCAAGGCATCCACACCACTTCGGGTAGCCGTGTGACCCCACACGCGGGCGGGCGTGCAGGGTCACACGGAGTCTGGATTTCATGCGGTCTCGGACGCCTCCACGAGCCGCTTGAGCAGGCCGCACGGGTCGAACGCCGCCCACGCCTCCGCCCACGCCTCCGCCCGCGCCGCCCGCGCCGCCCGCGCCGCCCGCGCCGCCGCCTCCGCCGCCGCCGCCCACGCCGCCGCCCACGCCTCCGCCCGCGCCTCCGCCCGCGCCTCCGCCGCCGCCCACGCCGCCGCCCACGCCTCCGCCCACGCCTCCGCCCGCGCCGCCGCCTCCGCCGCCGCCGCCGCCGCCGCCGCCGCCGCCGCCGCCTCCGCCGCCTCCGCCGCCTCCTCCTCCGCCTCCGCCGCCTCCGCCGCCGCCCACGCCCACGCCGCCGCCGCCTCCGCCTCCGCCGCCGCCGCCCGCGCCGCCGCCTCCGCCGCCCGCACCGCCGCCGCCGCCGCCTTGGCGGCTTCCTGGGTGCGCTCGGTGGTCATCATGCGCCACTCGAGTCCGAACCCGTGCTTGTCGGCGAGATCCTGGAGCGACGGGAGCACGGTTCCCCACATCCAGTCGAGGATGATCGCGCGCCGCTGCTGCTCGTGGTCACGGCCGGTGCCTGCGGCGAGCGGGAGCAGGGCCCGCCACTCGGCACTGTTGCGGATCTCGGCGGGCATCGGGTCCTGGACGCCGATGATCCACCGGCC